TTTACTAACAGTTTTTACTGTGCTTTCAGATCTTAAAGGACCTGAGAAAGTTGAATTTGCCATAATTGGTCTCCTTTTCCGCCAACATAGTCTGAGACTGTGTCTACTGCATGAGTCTATGCTGACTGTTTAAAGTATGCAGTGTTTTAAATATACGCTTTTAAAAGAGTGATTGCAAATAAAAAGGGGCCCGAAGGCCCCTTTAAATTAGTTCTTTTGCTTAGTTATTAAGCACCTGGTGAACCAAAAATACCACGCCAGTCAGAGAAGCCGAAGCTGTATCTTTCTCTAGCTTTGTATCTTAGGAACATCAGTTTTGATAAAGAATGCGTCATCGTCAGTTAAGTAGTTGTTCACTACGTAACCTTGAGGAATCATTCCTTTTGATGCGATTGCGTTTAGATCATTGTCAGAAGTACCAACTCTTGCTGGTGATTTCATGATTCTTTCAGCTGTAAATTGTAGAGCAGAAGGAATAATCATTTTCACTCCTCTTGCAGCAATTTTTAAGCCTCTTTCATCAGTGAAAGCAGCAATGTCGATTAGAGCTTGTTCTATAGAAGTTTCTGATAAGTCAGAAGCTGTAGACAACTCATTTCTTTGGTTTCCAGATTGTGAAGGGTGATCAGTAGCACAAAGCTCCTTATCATCTCCACCAAGGAAAGAAGAACTGAACGCGTTGTTTAGAACGTTTGCTCCTTTAATTTGCTTCGTATTCGCCATAGATCTTGCTAATGCCTTTGTATAACGAGTCGCGATCGTGTCATACAAGTTGTCTTCAATTGCTTCCTCAGTAATTGCGAAAGCAAGAGCAACTGTTTCGTGTGTATAACGAGATGTGAACGATTCGTTTGCAGTGTCAAAAGCAACTCCGGAACCTTCAGCTTTCACTGAAGCATTTGCGAAGCCTGATAACATCACTTCTTCTTCAAAAGCTCTGTCACTGTTTTCAACGTCGAAAATCTCCAAATGTTGATTTTCATAACCTTGATACTCAAGTCCAAATAAAGCATTTAGACCTGGCTCTAGCTCTTTAGCGAGCTGTTGTCTTGATATAGCCATAATATAATCCTCCTGCTATTATAGTTCTTTTTTGTAAGTGTGCTCATTGAAAATTACGATGTAATTCATGTGCGCAGCACCTAGTTCATTGTTTTCTGGATCATTAGAGAAACCAACCACTTTTAACTGACCGTCTGTAGCCGCTAAATCACTCATATCGAGTTCCATAGCAGATACTCCGTTAGCTGATTCTGTGCCAATGTTTACAACATCAGCTACTTTAAATCTATCAGTCACAGCAGAGTTAGTTCCTGTATCACCTTGTATTTCAAACTTCATATACGGATCATCGAATACAAAAGCTCTAATAGAACCAGTTGTAACGTTAGTCTGTGTATAAAAGTTTTGGAAAGTAGGCTTACCAGTCGTTGGATGATCGTCAATCAAAACACCGTTTAAAACACCAATTCCAACTTCATCTCCAGCTGCTCCAACGTCAATAAAGCCAGTGTTACTAGCTTGTTGTATGACGATGTCGCCTTGAAACATAGAAGAAGCTTCATTGTCAGCAATGAAGTGTTCATTAGTTTGCAGGTTGTTTTGTCCGCTCAACGTACCGATAGGTCTCATCCCAAATGCGGCGTCTTTATTTGCCATATTGTTTTCCTCCTTAAAGGTTTGTTTGTTAGCGGTGGATAGGAATTACTAAATAATTAGTTTTTCTTTGTACCACCAAAAGTTACACGAGTTTGCCTTTCTTGATTGATTGGCATACTTGGGTGCTGTTCCTTTAAGACATCGTTATCTAAAGCTTCATTACGATCGGCAGTCTTTTGATTATAATATGCCTCACGTTGCTTTGCGAG